TCACTTCGGCTCCCCGAACTTGGCGAGCGCCTCGCGTGCATACCGATCGATCAGCCGGGTCAGCACCGTATCGCTGGGAGAGAGCGCAGCCAGCGCATCCGGCACGCTTTCCCGCAGATGCTGCACGACATGCGCCTTGACGGTGCCAGCTCCAGTTTTGGCACCATGCCGCATCGTGCTTTCCACGCCCGACTTGATCGCCTCGTGCAGCGCCTCGCGGTGCTTGCGCTCGATCTCGATGCCGGTGGCCAGTGTGAATGCAGCGGCCGCGCGGTTGATAATAGCGGTCAGCACGACACCGAAAATGGTGATGATCAGCCCGATCACCTCAGGGTTTGCAAAAAGCGCAGTGATCCAGTCCATATCATATCCTTTCAGGGGTTGGGGTTAAGGGCGTGCGAACTGGATATGCATCCAGTCCATATTGGCGACACGGCCAAGACTGACAGCGCCGTGGGCCTCGATGATGCGCCACCAGGCGTCGTAGTCGGTCTGCGCCATGCGGGCGCGGTCCCTGCCCCAGCGCAGCTGGTTGTTCTCGGGATCATGATCGACGGCGATGCCGTAAGCGTGCGTCGAGAGCGCAGAGCCGCCGCGCATGTTGCGGTGATTGAAGCATCCGCCCCAAATATGAAGATCCAGCGCCTCGAAACGGTCGCGGCCATAGTGCCGGACAGCATCCGCGTAGATCGCCGTCAGGGGTTCCGCGACCAGCTCATGACAGGAGAAACGAGTGATCGTCTGCGACCGGTCCCACGCGATGATGAACGGGATCGGCAGCGACACGCGCCCCGCGGTGCAGCGCGGCCCGCTTGCGGGGCCGAAGACCGATTCCATCTGCGACTGGCGCGGCCATGCCCGCTGCGCGCCGATAACGGCGCCGTCCGGCGTCTCTGGCCGCTTCACCGTCGCATCGGTGCCCGCTTGCACGCTCAGCCAGCTGGTCAGCGCCTCGCGGGTGTTGTGGCCCCAGAGACCGTCCACGAGGCCCGGTTCATGCCCCTGCGCATCCAGCACCGCCTGTGCGGCTGCGATCATGCGTCGGGGCCATGGCCAAGCAGTGCGGTCAGCGCCGGCATTGCGCTCGATCGTCTGGGCAGCGGCGCGACTGAGCGGGCCGAGATCGCCGTCGATCGCACCACGGTAATAGCCGGCCGAGGCCAGCAGCATTTGAATGTGCCTTGGGTCCATATCGGATGCTCCAATGAAAAAGCCCGCGCAATGGCGGGCGTGGTGTCGGATTGGTGGTGGGGGTGGATCAACGCGCTTCGAGCTGCCGTTCGATGCGGGTCAGGATGGTCAGGATATTGCGCAGATCGGCAGACTTGCTGGCATCGGAGATTTCCAGCGCACGCACGCGCGCTTCTTTCTGGGCCAATGTGACTGCCGCCGCCTTCTGTGCATCCTGCAAAGCATCGATATCCTTGCGCGCGTCAGACCACGCCAGCAAGACAGCACCGACGATCAACGCCATCTGGATCAGGTTGCCCATGTTGAGCACGTTATCAAATCTGGGCAATGTCATGACCTCTGCGAGCTTAGTTGCTGACATTCATGATGTATGTAAAATCCACATTGGCACCGGTTCGGTTCTCGAAATAAACAAGACTGCCAGAAGACGATACATTGAACGATCCTTCAGATCCGGTGGTACCGTCCAAAATCATGCCGTTTAGTGAGGTTATAGTGCCTAGGCTATTGTTGGAGACAACGCGCGCCTCGTCAGGAGCCCCACCTACTCGCACCCACACCCGAACACCGTCGAATGTCTTCTGGTGAGCGAACATATCGATTAGCGCTCCGCGAATACCAGTTCCGTAGATTGTAACAGCAACAGCGGTATTATCTGAAAGCGTTATCCTTCCCGTTCGGTTCCTCGCGGGCAGCTGCCCCAAAAACTCCTCCTGAGCACCGACATTATTGTCGAACCTGATTCCGCCCATACCTGACGATATTTCTATCGCATTAGAAAAGTTGCGGAATTTGTTGTCAGTAATAATGCTTAGGTTTGCATTTGATAACTTGATTGCGCGGCAGTCTGGCTGCGATACGGTTCCAAAGAATGAGTTGCCGGTAAAGTTGCCACCTGAACTGCCCAGCGAAGCAATCTCGATAATTCCATCTTCCGAGGTGTATCCGCTACCAAGTAGTGTGAATGTGTTGTTTGCAAAAACCGGATGTGCGACCACGCCAGACAACGCTAAGAATGCTTTTCGCCCGGATGATAGCCGGAAGCTATTGCCAGTGATGTTGCCAGACCGCATCAACTGGCCCCCAGTACCTGAAAAAATAATTTGTGAAACGCTGTTTGGGCTGCCTTGGAAATGGTTGCCGGTCACCACTAAATTATCAGTCTGCGAACCAGTAACACGAATATCGAGTGGCGCGACATTAAAGCCGTCAATGTTGTCGTCATACCCGAAGTAGTTGCCTACAATTCGGTTCCCCGTGCCTCTAACGACCAAGCCATAGTCTGAACCAGGCCCACCATGGAAGCGGCAACTGCTGAAGGTAGTCGTGCCCGTCACTTCCGCCCCCTTATCGGTGCATCCGTGGAACGCACACCCCACGAACAGACTGTTGCGAATGTTATTGCTGCCAAGCGGCTCTACACCAGCGCGGCAGGAGCGGAAGACTGAACCGATACAATCGAGATCGTTGATCGCGCCTTGTAAGCCAACATCGCAGCGCCGAAAATCGCAGTAGCGAATATGCGGATGGTTGGTAAGAACACGTACCCCCACATTGCTGTCAAGGAATTGACACCCGAGAATGATTGGCCTGCGATCATTTCCAGAACCGATATAGCAGTGGTCAAAATTCGACATATACACGTCTTGAAGCCAAAAACGCTCTAGACGTCCAATATCTTGAAAATCAATTCCGTTCTGCGACTTATCGATACCGTCCAACGTCCCTCCGATTATGCCACCGGCTATCATCCCCGTTCCGTCAAAAGAATTATAGCCCTCTGGTGCCTTAAACATCGGCTGCGTCGGACCTGCGGGAAGGCGGATTTTAACACCACGCAAATCGAAATAAACATTTTCGCGTAGAGGGATGCCTTGGGCGATATATTCATGCCCTGCCTTGCCAACCAAGACCCCACCACCCAGTGCAGCAAGGTAGTTGACCGCCGCAGACCAAGCAGCAGAGCTGTCTGCTGCTCCCGCCTCCTCAAAGGCGTCAACAGAAACTATTGCAAACGGAAGCCATCCCGGCAGACCACCCAGCACATCGTCGTCACCCTCGACGCGCAAATATTGCACCCCTCCGGCGTTGATAACTGTGCCATGTTGCGGCGAATACCCTGCCGCAACAGCTGCCTCTAGCGTTGACCGGATTGCAAATATAGGTTGCCCTAGGAAACCACGTCTCGCCGCCTCGCCTGCCAGATTTTCCACAACTGCAAGACCGCCAAGCTCTGGAACATAGAAAAACTGACCGGAAATGGTAGCAGCGAGTCCTGCGTCGTTATCTGGGTAGATAGGCGCGCCGGCAGCGATCGCGCTGGATTCAGCAATCGCCGCGCTACTTGCGGCATTGGCCGCGCTTGACGCGGCGTCTGCTGCGCTCAAGTCTGTGCGGTCAGCTGCTTCCTCTGCCCTATTTCCAGCATCCTCGGCACGTTCGCGATCCTCTGGGTTGGCAACTGAATAAAGCGCCCCAATGACACGATTGACCTCACCCTCAAGCAATTGCTTTGTCGTTTGGCCCGGGACCAGTACCGGCAAGTTGAAAACTGGTTTGCTCATGTTGAAACCCCATAAAAAAACCCGCCTTTAGGGGCGAGCAGGTCAGATTTAGCATTGTGCGCAGTGTGGCTTAAGGTGCCGGGTCTGTTGTCGCTGAAACGCTGTCAGAAAACGCGGAAACAGCGCCGAACGGGCCTTGCGACCTTGCGAAATAGTAGCGGGTGACCTCGTCGCCGAGATCTGTTTCGATAAAGGTCTGGACTGTATTCGGCGCGCTGAAGATCACGCTCAGCAGTTCAGCGGCACCGCTGCTGTCCGTGTCGGTCCCCCACAGCTCGATCGCGCGGAATGCGGCATTGTTCGGGGTGATGAAGCTGACCTCGATCTGGTCTTCACCGCCGGTCGCTTCACCGCCTGCGGGCGGATCAAGCTCATAGTCCGGCCCCAGCGCCGTGATGGCAGCACTTGTCCAGTCGGAGACCGCCCCGAAATAGATCGTGCCGATCCGGATCTCGTATCCGGTATCCGGCACCACCGGCACCAGAAACCCGAACACCCGGTCGCTGCCATCGCGGATATCTGCGCTGATGGCCCCGCCTTCCGACCATTCCCCGCCCGAGTTGCGCCACTGCCATTCATAGCCGATGATATTGCCCACAACAGGCAGGAAACTGAACCGGATACGGGGCACATCACCCGACGCCACACCTGGACCTGTGGTAAGCTGCAGATCAGCAGGCACCAGCCGGACGGGTGCAGGGGGTGTGTAGACTTCTGTCGCCAGCTCGAATTCATCCACAGCGGGATCCCACGCATCGAGATTGGCTGGCTCCTCGACCAGCTCGACCGGACAGCGCATGGCAACCCCCTCGCCTTCCATCCACAGACTGGGGTTGATCGAGGCCACACGCCAGTTGCCGGCGCATTTGGGCAACTCCGGTATGCCCCAGACCACCACAGAGCCAGCCACCAGATCGATAGCGTCCGGCGGCAGCATGACTTTGAGCCGCTTCTGTGCTGCGGTCATGTTGCGCACGATCTTTTGCACCCGCATCCCCTGCGTAGGCTCTGTGACGAACGATAGCGGCAGATCCGCAATGCCCTCATCCTGCGTGGCCACAGCCCCTGCCCCGACTGCCAGCGCGGGCAGCTCGGCCTCCTGCCAGTCACGATCGGGTGCAATGTAGCTGGCACGGATTGCCAGCGGGATATCCGAGCCGGGGCGCAGCCGCTCGAATTCGAAGCCACCCTCTTCAAGGATATCTGTGATGGTATAGACTGGCGCGCGGGCTGCCCCGTTGGAATAGGCCAGCTTGCCCCCAATCTGGACCAGCTGGCCTGCGCCCGCCTGCGCCAATGGCGTGACCTGATCGATAATTTCCGCATCACGCCAGACCAGCAGACCGTTCGCGGTATAGCGCCGCACGGAACCGCCCTGATAGAACCGGCCGACCATCTGGTCCGCAAGATTGGCCCCCTCGATGAAGCTGTCCAGATCGATCAGTGCCAGCGGGCGGCGGCGGATCGGGTTGTTCATGATCGCGTCCAGCAGACATAGCACCTGATTGTTGGAATAGGTCCATGTCGCGGGGTTGGTCGGGCTTTGCGCCGGATCACGCGGATCCCAGACACGCGACCAATCCGCCTCGACCTCGACCTCTGGCGGTGTGCGCGGCCAACGATCGGCGCGGGTTTCGGTTGGTCCGGCCGGAATGCGCAGCCACAGGACAGTCAGCCCGCGCCAGCCGTCGGTCGCAATCAGATCACCCGCCAGTTCAGCGAGGATCTGCGACGGCGGGCCAACCTGATCCCCGCGACCCAGCCATGCCTGCGGGCGCTCAGCGCCAGTGCCAAAGCTCACATCGCCCCGCACAGGCTCGAGCGTTGCCCCGGGACCAGCAAAGTTCAGCATGTCACCCTCGGCGATCCGCGCTTCTATGCCATCAAATGTGATCGTGGCATTTCCTGCGGACGGGCGGCTGTTCAGGATCACGCACATGAAAAGCACATCACCGACCACGCGGATTGGCGACGGCGTTCCGGTGATCTTAACGCGACCATATGCAAAGCGCTTGGGCGGGCGCGATCCGGGCAGCTGCAGCTCGCGCTTGAGATCAGGCAAAGTAAGACTAGCCGCCGCCCGCCGTGCCGAGCGACGGGCGCTGTTGTTCGCGATGGCAGACAACGCCAATGATGCACCAAGGTTCAAGGCGATCGAGCCGACAGCGATGCCGCCGATTGTGAAGGCGCTGATCGAGGCGATAGTGCCACTGATCGCGGTAAAAACGGGCGTAAGTGCAGCTACGACTGGCGGCATGTGTAAGCCCTCATCACTTCCGCCATACTCCCAAAGCCGCGCTCTGTCTTGGCCATCCACAGCTCTCCCTCGGTACAAATCCCCAAGGCGAGTGTCCCTTGGGCGTCCTTCACTACGCCAATGTCACCGGCTGCACCCACAACTTGCCTCAGGCCAGCAGAGACAGCTAAACCGTCGCACATCTCCAGCCAGCCCCCATATCGCGCGATCATGCGCGCAGCGCCCGCTTGGGTGCTGTAGAGGCCCCTCAATGGCGCCATAGGATCGATCCCGTGGATCAGCTTGAAGACATCACAGGCCGAGGTGCAGCAGTCGGCAGCACCCCACTCCCAAGGCCTGTCCATGACCTCCATCACAGCATTCATTATGCGGGCCATGTCAGCCTCGCGAACCGCGCTTCGGAATTGATGGTCAGCCGACCCGCCGTGTCATCCGGATGGCTGCGGCGCTGATCCTCATCCGTGTGAAACAGGCTGGTCGACAGACGCTGCGACGGCCCGTTGGCCACATCAATCGTGATCAAGCGCGTCACACCGCCATCCTCGGCCTGAATGGTGTCACGCATGGCATCCATGTAACCGACATAGTTCAGCCATGGCTGCCCGATCAGCTCATTTCCGGCGCGCTCACTCACTACACCGAACCAGATTTCCCCCATCCGGTTACGGATCGGGCTGTCGAGATAGGCATCCATCTCATCCGGTGCGCCGACCAGCTGCAGGCTGGCGCGTTGCTGCGCTGATCCGGCAACCTCGCCCGGGACTGATATCCGCCCGAAGTGCCCGATGCCCTGCCAGTCGTGGCCCCCGAAACTGATCGTGCCGACACCACTGTGTACGCGCACCGCGCCTTCGGGCCAGTCGAGATAGACCAGAACCACTGGTGCAAATGATCCCGCTGTGATCGCAGCCAGCGTGGCTGGGTGAATACCGCGCGTCAGACCCATGGATTGACCTCATCAAAGCCGCCCTGCACCTCATCAGCGAAGACTTCTGAGAAGGAGAAATCGTAAAACCAGTTTTGGCCGAGAGGCTGCGCCACGCTGGGAATGCCGGTCACCTCGAAAACACGGCTGTCACTCACCCCGATATTGACGCGCGGATAGACCCCGTCAGGGATCGGATCGAACAACCTGATCATCGCCACACCATCTGCATCGCTGTAGGCCTCGGCTGTCACCTGCGCGACCGGGCCATCGAGGCTATCAAGGCCGGAAAACACCTGCACGAACTCACCAGGCCGACAGACAAGGGTGCCCGGCGGCAGGCCAGTCACCTCGATCACGTCACCGGAGACCGTGCCCGCCAGAACCGTACCATTGAACCAATAGAGCGGCTGCCCGCCGGACTGCCACAGCAGCGGCGTGGTCTCATCCGACCAGAGCAGCCGATCAGACGAACGCAGTCCAGCCAGTCGCGACTGGTCCAGATGCCAGTTGATCGGGTAGCTGTTCAGCCGCACCAGATCTGCACCACCATCGATGTGCCGGATCAGCATTTCGCTGTAGCCCGCGCCCGACGCTGTTTTGGACAGTGCAGACACCCGCAGCGAGGCTTGCACCCGCGCACGCCCGAACCGGCTGACATAGCGCCGTCCCGTGATCAGCGAGCGGCTGCGCTGCACAGGGGCCGCAACCGTCCACATGGAACCAACGACGCCGACAGGCGGGAAGGCGATGACTTTGACCATGCTCAGAGCGTTCCCTGCTCATAGGCGCTCTTCATCGCGCCACCGATCATCTTGGGGGTTTCGCTCTGGACAATCCGCACTGTCTGAGTTCCGGCCTGCTTCAAGATGCTGCCGACAAGGCCCTCGCCAAGCGCGATCTCGACAACGGACACACCGCCGCCCAGCATGGCGCCCTGCCCGCGCGTGTGGTCGATCACAGTCTCCTGCGGGTGCAGCTTGGCTAGGAAGCCGCCCTTGCCGTCCAGCCCCCCAGAACGAGGGCCTGAGCCTGTATAGCCGCCACCGTCGAAGCTGGGGGCGATCGCCGAGAGCACGCTGGTCGGCACCTTGACCCCGCCGCTGAAACCGCCCAGCAGGCCCTTGAAGATGCCGCCAAGGCCACCACCACCGCCCGACCCGCCGCCCATACCGCCGAACAGCTGCTGCCAGACCTTGCTTTCAAGCTGGCGGGCAATGCTGGAAAGGACGCCAGACAGGTTCTTGCCGCCAGTGATCAGGCCGTCGAAATGGCCGGCCGCGTTCTGTGCCCATTGCTGGTGGGCTTGTTCGGCGGCGGCGGCTGCTTCGGCCACGCCGTCGAGTTCGTTTTTCAGTGTTTTGGCTGCTCCAGCGCCGCCGGATCCGAGGCCGTCAAGAGAAGCGCTTGTTCGATCAACTGTGACCGTAATATTCCGCAGCTCCTCGGCTGTCGCGCGCTTAATCTGGTTTCCTTCAAACACGCGCTTGTTCAGCTCTTCCTCAGCCTTGCGCAAATCTGTCGCCGCGTCCTTTGCCTCTTTCATGCGCTTTTGGAAAATTGCGTTACCTGGATTGTCGAGCATGCCCGGCAGGAAAGCGTTCTCCATTGACGACTGATCAAATGCAGCCTGCAAGTTTGCTTGCTTGAGCGCCATTTGGGCTTCGGCAGCCGCATAGGCGGACCGCGCCAACGAAAGGTTATCATTTGCCAGCTGGACAGTTGCCTTAGAAGTGGCTGGCAGATCATTACCTGCAAGAATTGCTAGCTCGGTTCCAAGAACAGATGCCGCTTTCTGAGCATCGCCCATCGCAGCAGCACCCTCTTGGGAGTTGTCCCGCAACAAAAGAAAGGCGGCCGCACCTGCCCCGAGAAGGCCTGCCACAAGACCCAATGGACCACCCAGAAAAATCAAAGCACCGCGCGCAACATTTGTCGCTGTAGTCAGTAAGCCTGTCGCCGTTGTCGCCCGTGCAAGCCCGACAACATAAGCGGTCAAACTGGATGCGGCGAGACCGGAAAGAGTCACCGCAAGCGCCTGAAATCCGATATCCAGATTATCGAGCACAGTGCGCAGAAGGCCCCCCTCGCGCAGGCTTTCAGTGATACTTTCGGCAAGCGCGCCCATCGCGGGGACCATGCGCAGCGCAAGCTGGTCGGCAACGTAGGTCGAAATGTCGCCCAGTCCGGCAATCTGGTCAGTGGCCCGCTCGATCGCGGCCGCATCGACATCCGAGAGAGCCAAGCCGAATTCCTCGACATCGCCCCGGGCCGCACGCAGGGCATCGCCACCCTGCACCATAAGCAGCGCCATTTCGCGGTTGCGTACCCCCAGCCCCTGCAACAGAGCCGACGTTTGCGCACTGTCGAGGCCCAGCTGTTTGATCCGGTCGGCGATCAGTGCCATCTTCTGATCTACATCGAGGCCTTCAAGATCGCCAGCAGTCAATCCCAGCTGCTCCAAAGCGGCCTGCGCTGCCTTGCTGTTTTTCGAGATCTCGCGGTTCATGGTCTGCACATCATTGGCGAGTGACGACAGGCTGACACCCGCATCATCTGCGGCCATTTCCAGCGCACGGTATCCCGCGACACTTGCGTCGAGACGCCGCGCCGCCTTGGCCGTGTCGTCGATCGCCCGCGCACCGCGCAGCGCCATGGTGCCCAGGGACGCGCCAAGTGCCGTGGCTATACCAGCAACCGCAAGAAACTGGTTGCGCATCTGGGCGATTTGGGGCCCGACACCTTTCGCGCCCTGCTTGAAGCCGGATGTGTCGAGACCCAGCATGACGCGCAATTTGCCAACGATGGAACCGCTCATGCAATCTCCTTTGCGCCCCAGGCAAGGGCGAGCTGATCAAGGTTTTTCTGAAGAATGTCCGGCGATTGCGCGGGACTTGATGAGGCGCCATCGATGAAGCTGGCGTAGCTTGGAAAGTCGGGCGTTCGCGACAAGGCCGCGACAGTCCATGATTGAATGTCCCGGGCGCGCTGATCAGCGATCGATCTCGCATTCGCCCCGCGCATATGGACAAGGTAAAGACGCGGCGACAGGAACCAGAAATCCGATGCTGCAAAGCCGGCGGCCACATAGGCCTCCAGCATTTTCAGGTAGTCGAAGTTTTCCGGCGCTGCGCCGCTTTCCGGTTTCCCGGCTTGCCTTCAACCTCCTCAGCCGTGGGCATAGCTGCGACCAGAAGCTTCAGCAGGATCCCGTCATTCTCTGACAGAAGAACGCCCGCATCCTGGACAGATGCATCGGGGTGATGATGCAGCATGGCCGCATAGGCGAGGGCACGCAGATCCTTGACGCGCGCCCTGCCCTTTTCGATTTCCGACAACACATCAAGCGCATGTTTGCCCGTTGCATCCTCGATCTCGGCCAGCGTGTTCATATCCAGCCGCAGCGTGTATATCTGACCGTCCACATTGGCGGAAATCTCTCCAAGAAAGCGGTTTGCCATGATCAGCCACCCACCGCTTCAGCAGCCAGAAGCGCAGGCACGCCGCGACTGACGCGGGCGGTGAAGCTGACCGTCAGCTTGCCCTCGGGCGTGATCTCGCCGTAGGTCAGACCGCTGGCAATGCCGAAGAACTGCATCCGGATGCCGTTGGGATAGGCGATCTGGTAGTCACCTTTCGGTGCGGCAAACATGTCTTCGACCACGTGCTCCTCATCCGGCTCGAGGTTGAGCGTGAACGACGCGTCACCCGTCCGGATCAGGCCATGGATGTGCTCTTCGGCATCCGCAGGGCTGGCCATGTGGGTGGCCTCCTGTGTATCGCGGCTGCGCGGCGTCGGGGTGATGTTGGTGATTTCACCGACAAGCGCATAAGCGGTGGTGACACCATCAACGCGCCAGCTGAACTTGCTGTTTTTGCCGATCATGGCTTTGGTTGCGGTCATGACTTTTCCTTTGCAGAAAGGGCCAGCTCACGCTGGCATCTGGGCCGGTATTCCGGCGGATCAGGTGATGGTCGGGTCGGTGCGCAGCACGTTCAGCTGCGCCTCGAAAGAGAGGCGGCGGGCGGCAAAGACCACCTCGCCCTGATTGGTGTAGACTTCCGATCCGACAGGCCGGAAATCATCGAAGAGACCCCCAGCCGTGTCATCGGCCATCAGGGCAATCTCGACAGCGAGCTGCATATCATCGACCTGGTCGATCACATCGTCGCGCTGGCCTTTGCCCTGCAACACGATGTCGATCAGCAAGCGCCGCTCATCGGCTGACATGGTGTCGGGCGTGATCCGCTCGGAACGCACGAAGCAATAGATGCCGGGCAGTGCTGTCTCGGATATCCAGCCACCGCTTGGCGGGTGTTCGACCACCGTAGCGGCTGTCAACGCACCGCCAACAGGGATCCGGATGTCAGCATCGCGCAGGATGGCGACGATCCGTTTACGTGCGGCTTTGTTAGGATGCATCGATCGCCTCCAATTGAAGAACCATATGCCCGTCTGTCGCGGGGTTCGCGGTCTGGATGGATGCAACGACGCGGTAGATCTTGCCGTTGCCGGGGATAACCTCGCTGTCAGGGGCCAGATCAGCGATCGCGGCGCGAGGTGCGCGCAAGGTGGGCAGCACGGTCGTAATTTCCGTTCCGTCCTGCATCAGAACGGCCGTCGGCTCCTCACGGAATACCGCCTGCACGATCCGCATGCTGCCGCCCGGGGGTGTCACGCTGACCGGCGCACCGAATACGGCGGCGGTCAGCGTTCCAAGGCCATCAAAGATCGAGGTCATCCCGCAACGGCAGCCGGAACAGCGCCGTTCAGGCGCAATGTGCCTGTCGGGCTGGGGTTGGCAGCAGCTGCGACAGCAACACCGATCAGCAGGTTGCCTGCGGTCGAGGCGGTTGTTGCAACCTTCTGGGTATCGTTCCAGTAGATCGCAGCACCCTCAGTCCAAGCCTGCGCAGAGGTCTTGGCAATCTCGACCACGCCTGTGGTCTGAATGTCGATCGGATCGCCGGATGCGGCATCGCGCACGGCAATGCCAAACAGCACTCCAACCTTGACACCAGCACCGCTGGCCACATCGGCAGGAGCGGTGACGCTGATCACGTCACCGGGTTGAATGAAGTTCTTCATGGGTTTTCTCCATAGGGAAAAGAAAGGGGGATCCGGCCAGCGCGTTGCGCCGGCCAGTTGGTTGGTCACATTGCTGGGGCTGGGGTGTTAGGCGCCGGCGTTCTTGAAGCCGCCGCGATAATCGACAGCACCGAAGCCGAAGTCGTGGATGATTTCCATCGCCATGCCATCGGTGCCAAAGGTGTTTTCTGTGCGCACGATCGGGGCCGCGTTGCCATCGAGGAAGCCATGCGTCCAGATCTCGCCACCGGCCGCGTTGGGATCGGCCAGCACATACCAAGCGTTGCCGGTGATCTCGTTGGTAACGATCACCTGCAGCTTGCGGCTGAACGGGTTGAATTCCTCGACCTTTGTGGCGGTGATGTCGGCCACGATGGACTCGGCTTCGGTTTCCTTGTCAGGACCGACCAGCAGGATCGCGGGGGCAAGGTTCAGGCTGCCGCCATCCAGACCCTTTTGCTTGCGGATCGAGGAGCGGGCGATCGACAGCGATGCCTTGTTGATCGCGGCGGCGGTCCCTGCGAGGTTGCCGTGATCGGCATGGAAGATCGCTTTGCCATCACTGAGTGCTGCCGACAGCAGCGCCGAGTAGAAAACCGTTTCTTCCATGCGGCTGATCACGCTGCCGTAGTCGCGCATTGCATCATCCAGCGCGCCCAGATCGTCGTTCACGATGGTCTGGCGCGTGATGCGCAGGCCGCTGGCATAGGTGAAGAGCTGCGCTGTTTCCTTGCCTTCGCCAATGGTGCCGTATTTGATCGCGCCACCTTCGCCCAAGAGCTTCGGCATCGGGAAGTCACCGGAGCGGACCAGCGGTGCAGGGCGGAAATCGCGGAAGTCACGGCGACGCGAGACAGCCTGATAGGTCGGCTGCGCCATCTGGTAGCGTTCCAGCAAGACCTTGTTCATCGTGTTCTCGAGGATGGCCGGGAAATCGCTGGTGGTATGGGCGGCGGCACGGATCATGCGATCGATATCACCGGCCGAGCGCAACGGGCCGGTATAATTGGCGCAAGCGGCCATCATCTGGGCGATCGTCATGGTCATGTAGGGCTGGGCACCGGCTGCCACTTTGGGCTTGCGCGTGATCTGCGCGGCAAGGGCCACCGGCATATACTGGCGGCGGGTGTCGGCTTCATCACGAATGATGCGCGCCCGAGGCGCGTTGGGATTGACGTGAGCCAAGGGCTTTCCTTTCGATTTGTAATGCGCCACCACACTGGCCAGCGTGGCTTTGCGGGAGATGAAACCACGCGCGACATCGATGCCGTCGCCGTGCATGTGGACCAGGTCCATGATGGCCGTGGTCATGTCGTCGGGATCTTCAGCCGCTTCGACTTGCTCCTCTTCGGCGGTTGGGTCTTCCTCGGTCGAGGCCGTGACCTGGTCATCGCCCTCTTCCTCTTCTTCAGCAGCCTCGGCAGTCGTAACCTGATCTTCCAGCTGGTCGTTTTCCATAGTGCTCTCCTGTGCGTTTGGGGCTTCCAGCCCGCAGATCATGGCCAGCACGGCCATCTTGCTTGGGCTGTCCGCCCGTCCTGCTGTCAGCAGCTCTTGCGGCGCATGGGCGTAGATCTGGTAATCGAACACCGCCACCTCCTGCGCCTGTTCTTCATCGGTCGCGGTGGCAAAACCTGCCGCGACGGCCTCTTCGGGGGTGTAGTAGGTTTCCACCCGCATGATCTCGCGGGCTTCCTCGACCGTGATGCCCGCGCGATCCGCGTAGATCTGGGCCCATTGCTGGCTCATCCGCTCCAGTTCATCGGCTTTGCGCTGATGATCGTCGGCCGTGCCGCGCCCGCCGCTGTATTCGGTGGCCGGATCGTGGATCATGATCTGCGAGCCCGCGAGCATGGTGATCGTGTCGCCTGCCATCGCAATCATGCTGGCAGCGCTGGCAGCCATACCGTTGATCACGACATGGACCTCTGCCGGATGCGCCTTGAGCAGGTTGTAGATCGCGACACCCTCGGACGCGAGACCGCCACCGCTGTTCAGGTTCACGGTCAGCGGGGCACGCTCGCCCCCGATCATGTTGCGGACTTCCGCCGCTGTGAACGCAGGCTCGCCCCAGAATGAGAAGCCCACAGATCCCTCGAGATAGATTTCCTTCATTGGCCGAGCCTTTCATCGATGATGTCGCTGACCTGATCGGCCACAGGCGCTTGCGCGCCCGTCTGGAACCGTCCGGCCAGCGGGTCTGTGGTGATGTCGCGGTCGATATCCTCAGGATCAAATCCGAGGTTGCGGATCTCGTTGCGGCGGCTGGAAAGCCCCGCCTCGATCCGGCTGACCGAAACGGCGGTTTCGTTCTTGGGATCGGCGATCACCGGCGGCGGCGGCGTCCATGTGATGCGGGCCCCCTTTAAGCGCCGCAGCACGCTCGGATCGTCATAGACCCACGCCCGCAACGCCCATTGCCCCAGAGGCTGGCACAGGCGCGGGATCACCATGGTCCACTGCCAGGCGTCCACATTCTGGCCCATGGCAATGCGGCCAAGGCGGGCCGAAGAAAAGTTCACACTGGACAGATCGCCCGTCAGCTCCTCGTAGGTGATACCCAGCCCCATCGCGATCCGGCGCAGGTGGATTTTGGCAAAATCGTCATAGCCAATCACATCGGGCGGATTGGCAAAGGTGACCTCATCGCCCTCCCCGATCTGCTGGATCAGGCCCGGCGCCAGTGTTGGCGGAATGCCAGCTGCACCTGCATCCTGTTTGTCGGTTTTCCAGAAGGCCGCAAAGCAGGCCGCGATCTTCTGGCGCATCAGCTGCGCCTCGTCATTGTCAGCAAGTGCGACCATGTCGGCCATGACAGGTGCTGCCCATGTCACACCACGCCGCTGCCCGGGCCGATCGGCGCGGTAAAGGTGGATGACGCGCGAAACCTCGACCCTGACAGATTTCAGGCTCAGCCCGTATTGCGTGCGGACGGCTGCACCCGGATGCTCTTCGTAGATGTGATAGGCCACCACCCGGCCCGCCTGATCGTATTCGATGCCTTCCGACAGATAGTTTCCGGACGCGGCCATCGGTCCGGTCAGGCGGTCATCCAGATAGTCGATTTCCAGAATGCGCACCTTGAACTGGCTGGAGCCGACATCGGGCCAGACAATCAGCACGCCACCATCCTGCGCCGTTGCGCGCATCGCCATCCGCTGCAATCCGGCAAGTGTGTTGATTCCGTCGAAATCCACGCCGGTCGTGTCGAAGTTGTCGCGGACACGGCTCAGAAACTCGTCTGCAAGGCCCTTGTCTGCCGTCACCAGCTTCGGGTGGATGCCCGATCCGACCACGTTGTTTGTGATCACCTGCAGCGCGCGTTCGCCCAGCCCGTTGTTGCGGGTGATATCGCGCGCCAGCTGCGACAGGCGGCGGCGCGAGTTGATGGCAGCTGCGTCCGCATCACCGCCGTTGGGGCGCATGGACGGGCTGTTGCGGTCAACCTTTGCGCTGCGATAGCTGGCCAGCGTTTGCAGCGCCAGTCGCGCGCGCTGGCGTTCGAGGCCGCGCACCGGCGACACAGCCTCGATCGTGCGGTCAAGCCAGCTCATTACGGGCGCTCACTGAAGCGCGGATAGACCTGTTGCGGCGCGCGCCGGATGCCAAGCTCGGCCTCGAGATCGGCGATCGCGGCATTCATTTCCTTTTGCGTGGCATATTCGACGCTCTCGCTGCCCATTGTCAGCTTGCGGACGCCGCGTGCCTTGGCTGCCTTCAGGGCAGCGAGCTGTTGATGCTGTTCACTCAAAGCCAATTCCCTTTCGACTGTATCCAGCTTGTCACTGGTGCTGCGGATCGCGGCGCAGGTGCTGCCTCGTCGCGCTGTTCCACCCCTGTGAAGCGGGCAAACGGGTTGTCGACACTCAGCACCGCCCAATACGGGCAGCGCTCGGCTGTAATCTTTTCGCCCCCGAGCTGGATATGCAGCGCGCGGGCCTGCACCAGATGATCGAGGCTTTCGTTCCGGACCATGCCGGGGCGTTTTTCCCAGCCCTTCGCGCCGCGGCGCTCGGCTGTGAACTCGTTCAGATCCGCATCCGACATCCATTCCGGAATGATGCAGATATTCTGGCCCAGATCGGTCAGGCGCAGCGATGCAGCTGCTGCATCCTTGAGCCGGTCCGTGGCCATGTTCAGGATCTTCAGGTCGGTCGCGGCGCGGCGGCGCTTGTTCGAGCTGCTTTCCGGCGCTTTGAGCCAGACGCGGTCACTGTGCTGGCCACCCTGCCCCCGTGTCAGGAACCACAGTTTGCCCTGTCCGGCTTTGCGGCGGTCGCGGTAGAACTTGTAAGCGTTTTCCGTGGTCGAGCCACCGCCGTGCATGTCGATCGCCAGCCCCGCAGGTTTCAGAACCCACTGCGTCCCCTCGACCGGATATTCGCGGTCAACCAGCGGCGCGAGACAAGCCCAATCCTCGGCAATCTCGAACGGGCGCACCGTGCGATCCTTGCCGCCCGGCGCATCGGCTGGCGGTTCGGCCAGATCGAAGCGGTCGATCGGCTGGTGACGCCCGTCATCGCCCCATGCTGTCGTACCGACGACAAAGCGCGTGCCCTGAATATCGATCGAGGTTGTCAGATACCGCGTCCAGTCGGGCGCGACACCCTTGGGCGTGTCCACACCGCGCGCCTTGTCCTTCAGCGCCTGCACAGTCACCTCGCTGTCCGATGTGGCGCTGCGCGGCAGGTAAGGCTGCGCCTGCCCCGTGTTCATCGCAGTCTTTAGCGGCTCCTCATCGCCCGTTGCCTCGAACCTGCGCACCGCGGATTCGTATTGCGACACCAGATCGGCCCAGCTGCTGAAGGCTGCGGCAGATCCATCCAGCCAGTAGGACAGCATATCGGTCCGGCGCACTGCGGGATCGCCGATCGGGGCGGCACCGCCTTCCTTGGTTTCATGCAGCCAGCGGCCCGCGATGTTCAGCTCACGCTTCAGATGATGGCCAAGCAGGCATCCGCAATGCGGGCATTGCATCTCTGCGGCCTCACCTGCCTCGGCCGAATCTGCGCTGGCCGGATAACGCAGGCGCTTGAAGGTCGGCTCGAATTCCTCATCGCAATGCGGGCAAGGCCAGTACCAGCGGGCGCGCGTGCCTTCCGGATAAAGGCCCAGCACCCCATATTTGACAGGCGGGCTGTCATGCACACTGCGCGACCGCCAGCTTTCATCCGTGATCGGCGCGCCGGGGCTGCTCTCAACCACCACCATGCCGCGCGACAGAAACGTCCGGGCGCGCGCCCGCATCAACGAATAGGCATCACCCTCCCCGTCGATCGATTCCGGGAAGTGATCGTAATCCGTCCCCAGCACCAGCCGGATGGTGGCCGAAGACAGCTTGGTAATCGTCGGCCAATCGAGTGACAGCTGGGTGCCGCCCACAAACAGCTTCTGATACATGTTGTCGGACCCGCGACCCGTCGCAATCCGCGCCCGCAGATCGGGGCTGTTGCGGATCATCGGGGCCAGCTTGTTGCGCTCGAACTCGGCTGCCGCTTCCCGCGTCATCTGGAACAGTGCCACACGCCCGGGGTTGGACATGATGGTGTAGGACAGCGCCGATTGCAGCATCTGCGTCTTGCCCGACTGCGACGGGCCGCAAAACACCAGCCCGCGATAGAGGGGCGAGGCGATCATATCGGTCGGCTCGACCATGTAGGGCGTCACGTCACGCCGGAAGGCCTGCCATTCGTCACCCACCTTCACCCGCATATGCCGCTCGGCCGATTCCGAGACCGTGATCCGCTCGGCTGGCCGCAACGCAGGCAGCGCCGCCCGCAGCGCAATGCGCGGGTCGCTGTATGGTGGGAGCGATTCAAAATCGCCACGCTGTTGGATGGTCATCAGAAGGTCAGTTGCTCGTCAAAAGCGACATCGGACAGATCACGCTCGCGCAGCTCGGCATCCTCGATCTGCTGGGCAATGCCGTGCAGGATGTCATCCCCCACGCGCCGCACCAGATCCAGCTGCTCGGGACGCAGCGACAGTTCACGCTCCAGACGATCCGGCATGCCTTCAACCCCATTGCGAACGATCGACAGAACGCTCTCCAGAACTTCAACCACCTCGACCAGCCGCACCAGCTGGCGACGCTCCTTTGCCGCGCGGCTGACCATCAGGTCCGCCTCGGCGATCTTGCGGCGCTGATCCGGTGACAGCACCGGTTCCGAGCCGTCGATATCCATGTTCATGAATGCGGCTTGCATCCGCATCTGCGCATCGCTGATGTGGCGATCGCGCGCGGCGCGCTCATGCGCCTCGAACTGCCGCCATGCCCAGACATGCGACATGCGCAGCACATAGGCCCGACCGGGTCCGCCCGTTTCGATCACAGGCAGAAAGCCAGACGCGCTGCGCTGCCATTCCTGACATTGCACCGACCGTGACACCCACTTGCCGACCGTGTTGACCGAGACATTGAACGCGCCGGCAATTTCGGCCTGGTTCATGTCTTCATCCGGCACACCGACCGGCAGCGGAAACTGTGCCAGCACGGCGGCCAGATCGTCCGACACGTCAACCGTGGTCAGCTGCCTTACCTGCGACGCGTCCATCCGAACTCCAACAACAAGCCCATGTCACCGGGCAAAAAAATCCTCCAACCCCCCACAAAGCGGGGTGCGAATATCCCCCGATCGAGGTCGTGCCGGAAGGACCCGCGACGAGTTTCAGCCCGCCTGCATCGCCCTCCGGAAACCCCGCTCGAACGCCTCATCCATCGTATCGGCTGCTACCTTCTGCGCGTGTTCCTCCATCGGGAACCGTTGCGAGTAGCTTGGTGCCGCCTCACTGAAGGCCAGCACTTTCTTGATGCTCTGGTCTGCACCGCTGCGCTCATAGACACCGGGCGAGAGCTTGCTGTCTGCCTTTGGCACAAAGTATTCAGCGCGGCGGCGCGATCTTCCATTGGCCCGCGCGCGGCTGTCTGCCGTGGTATTGGCGCTGGCATCGCCCTGCGCCTGCACGCCCGAGATGATCCGGTTCAGGATGCCGGGCGGCACGTTGCCATACTGGTTGCGCTTCAGGTGTTTGGTCGGCACCACCGCAGCGATCAGCCCGCTATAACGCAGGCGCTGCGTCATCAGACGCTCGACCCCTGTCATCTTGCGCGGCCCACCATCGGACTGCACCTCAAGGAAGTGCCGCCCCGATTGTGCCCGCTTGCGCTCGACCACAGCCGTCATGTCGGACAGCGTGGCCTTCTTCACATAGAACGCGTTCAGCGTGAACGGCGTCGGCCTATCAAAGACGCTTTGCATCAGCTTGCGGTTTGCATTCAACACAGCGAAGGCCATGTCGTTCAGCGCCCACCGCGCAGCCATCGGCACCTTGCGGTTCTCGACCTCTTTCAGCTTTTGCTGGAAGGCACGCACGTCAGCCATATTCAGCCCCTGCATGCGTATCGCCCCCGAGAAATGCAAAACGCCCGGAGGAATTTCCTCCGGGCGCAACTGTCCTTCTGGCACTCTGTCTAGCACCCTGGGATTTCGTTGGTCAAGAACTTTTGACCCATGGCTTTCGCGGCGGCATGTGATCGGTCACCCGCCATGCTGTCAGACCGCCATAGGATTGGAAGGTGAAGCGCAGATCATGCAATGCATCCCACCAATTCAAGTACGCGCGGCGGGCACTCGCAATCTGGGACGCCGTCGGAGAGAAGGTGACAGGGCACCAGCGCAACTCGACAACGCGATTGCGACCCCGGCTCTGGACTTCCAGAGAACCACATGGCTCTGACTTTGCGTGCCATCCATAATTGTTCTTATGCTTTTCAACCGGCAGGCACCGCGTCACCGCATCCTTCATCCAGTCCGGCCGCGCCCCTGCCCTTGCCAGCTCGGCAATCCAGAGACCCATGCGCCGCCCACCGCGCGCATCGGGCAGTGCTGCCAGCGCCGAGGCCACTATGTCAGCATCGGGATGTGGTTCGGACTTGCCGCCGCCGTCGATCTTGCAACCGATGTGCCGTTGCTGGGCTAGCACCCAAAGCGGGCTGACCGCAGGCCGCTCGCCTGCTGTGCTGCGCATTTCATCGAAGTCGAGCTGCGCGCATTCACGCTGGAATGCCCATTCGATCAGGCCGAGGATGCTGATGTCGCGCGCCGCAGCACCGCGCGGCGTGGCAGTGGAACGGTTGTGTTCTGCTGTAAACCCATATCTTGCGTTCATACTGCCTTGTTCCTCTATATCTTGGTTTCGCTTCAATTTCCGTGGGAGGATAGGGAGGATAGAGTTTCTCAAAACTGTTTATCCTCCCATGATTTCCAAACCTTAACCCTATGTTCTTATTATCTTTTATCTCTCGTCAGGGAGGATAGGGAGGATAGGGAAGATAATTCCAAGGTTAACGCATGAGGCTTTTGCTTTTGACACTGCAGCCTCTTTACGCGCGCGCATGCGTTACTTGCGATTTATCCTCCCTATCCTCCCTATCCTCCCTGATTGCCCTCTAAGCCTCTGATCCGCCACGCACTTCCCCCCGCACCCCTGTTCAAGTTATCCTCCCTTGCCTGCCCTCTATCCTCCCTATCCTCCCGTCAGATCAGAAATCAGGGTCCGGGATATCCTTGCGAGAACGGGCGTCAGAAGACGGCGCAGCGCCGCCGGCCTCACGCATCCGAGTTTCAAACATCTCGGTCATCCGCAGGCCGACATATCCCGCCACCGATCGCTTGCCTGCGTCGAAGGTCAGGCCAGTGCGCGGATCGCGCCACCTGCCCGCCTTGTCCTTGAGCCTGATGGTCACCGTCCTGTCCCGCCATCGGCTCTGGCCGCTTTCCTCGATCCAGAACTGGAACCCGTTCACCAGATCGCGTGTCCGGGTGAAATCCGCCTCTTGACCCGTCACGACACAGCACTGATCGAGGAAGACCTGCATAGGGTCGCTTTCCTCCCGATAGGACTTGGTTGCGTCGGATATGGCCTTGGGGATCTGCAGCCCGCTTTCGAGATAGTCGAGGAGCCCTTCGATCAGCCAGTTCAGCAGACCCGGTCCCTCGGCAAGCAGCGCCGCGACAAACTCCTCGAAATCGCGCCGCTCTTCCTCCGGTATCTGCACATCGAACGGGACCAGCATCACGCGCCGCCATATCCCGTCATCAGTGCCCCTGATCTCGGGCTTGTGGTTGCCGCTGATCGTCAGCTTGAACAACGGCTTGAATTCCACAAAGTCCGAATGCAGCGCCCGCACAAGGAAGGGCTCGCCGCTGGTCATCGCCTTGATCTCGGCCTCGCGCAATCGCTCGCCCTCTTCCGGCTCGGAGGCGCGCACCATGCGCGCGCCCATCAGCGGGATAAGGTCTGGCGTGGCATCACCCCCACCGCGCTTGTTTGTCCCCGTCAGGGATTCAATCTTGGCGGTGGCGGCATAGGTGCCCATCAGCCGCGCGATCGTATCGATCAGAACAGATTTACCGTTGGCACCAGACCCGTAGAAAAATGCCAGATGCTGCTCGATGATTGATGTCAGCGAAAGGCCAAGCCACCGCTGCACAAACCTGCGGATCTCGGCATCGGGAAGGACGCGCGTAATGAAGGATAGAAACTCCGGACAGGTCGCATCCTTGTCATAAGCCACTGGCATGATCTTGGTGATCATGTCTGCCCGATCATGCGGATGCAGCTCAAACGATGACATCCGCGAAAAGCCTGTGCCAGGGCCACCCTCGACCTTGAACCGCAGCACTCCGCTTTCCGTGTTGATAGCCAGTGCCTCTGCATCCAGCTGCTCGAGATCGCGCGAGATATTCACCTTGGCCTCAAGGATCATGTTGCTCAGCTTGGCCGAATTGCCCGATGACAGCGAATAGTCGCGGTGCTTTTTCTTGCGCGTCTGGAATCGTGACTTGATCGAAACGATCTGGTCGATCTTTGTGCTCAGGCGCACCAGTTCAGCGCCCTGCTCATCCGATCGATCAGACGGCTTGATCGCCTGCAGGACATCGACCCGCGCGCGCACCGTGGGCTCGCTCGCAAGAACCTCGCTTTCCCAATCATCATAGGCAAGGTGACGCGCTTCGGTCAGGATCTTGGCTGGAATCTGCTGCGCAAGGCGGCGCACTGCGACCTCATCATCGTCTTTCTTCCAGACCTTGCCGGTCCACAAAAACCAGCCCACGCGGGGGACATGCATCACATCCTGCCCGAAATAGAGCGCAAACCGCTTGCCGTTTCCGATATCATTCAGTGGATAGGCCGCAGCCTCTGGCGCCAGAGCATCGTCAGGATCAGGTCCGGGCGATCTGTGAAAACCATCCGGACCCGCACCGGGATCCTCGGGATCAACCGGGGGTCCATCCTCCCCAGGTACAAAATCGGGGTCCGGGGTTACATCCTCGCCCTGCTCCAGCGTGGCGCGTACTTTGTCGATCGGGTCAGTCATCGAGGTCGTGCCCCTCTTGCATGAGAATATCATTGAGGTCGCGACCCTTGCCCGCATGGACGATGCGCGCGGCCAGACCGGGCACGCGGGCCATTGCGCGGCGCGCGCAACTCAGGAGCTTGGCTTTGGTTGAGGCCGCGTGGCTGTCCCCGTCTTGTATCAGCACCAGCTCGCGCACCCACGGTGGCGGCACAAACGCGCGATCGTCGGACATATCCGGCAGGCCACTCCATGGCTTGCCATCCGTTTTGCGCTGTATGCCGGACAAATTGCCCAGATCGACGCCTGCCCAATAGGCCGTATCGGCGCGCCCCTCGGCTATCCATGCGGTGGCCGTGGTCTCGATCCCCTCGCCCATGACAAGCCGCGTGAACCCTTGCGGGCTATGAAGGCGGATAGCGCCGCCCTTTTTGCTTCCCAGCACCTTCTTGACCTCAAGCGCCTGGTCGTTGTGCCAGATCTGGGCCTTGCCCTTGGGCAGCTCTGGATTGATCCAGGTGCGATGGACGGCCGTAAGCGGCCCCGACGGTGGCAATACAGCTGCCAGCATCGCAGGGCCGCGATAAACTTCGCGCCAATCGCGACCTTCTTTGACCATATACGGCAGCGCCGGATGAAACCGCAGGCATGCCGGCAGGTCCGGCAGAACCGCAGGCAAAATACCACGCGCCGCAAAATAGGCATGCACAGCACTACCCTGCGCTGGCTTGCCTTCGGCCCAGATCCTGCGCGCATCCGCAATGTGGCGCTGACGCTGGCGCTCAGCATAGTCGGACTGCTTGCGCGCCTCAGCGGCGGCGCGATCGCGGCGGCGCTGCAGATCGGCAGGGTCGATGCCGGCGACCGGCTCCCCGCACAAAAACGCCAGCGCATCGCGAAACCCGCAACCCTGCACATCGCGCACCAGCTGCACCACGTCACCGCCCTTGATCCCGCACTTTCGGCACAGATACGAGCGGCTGTTGACGTTAATACCGAAGCGATCGGTGCCACCGCAGAGCGGACAAGGCCCGATCCGCTCTGCACCTGTGCGATGCAGCCCGTCGACGCCAAGCATGGACAGCACGGAATCCACCGCCATCACCTTGGCCTCCTCCAGGCGCGGATCATCTGCAAAGGCCATCAAGCGGCCGCCTCGGCATTTCCCTGCCATTCGGCATGCCGATCGGCCAAGTTGCGCAGGAAATAGAGGCGAAGTTCATAAGACAAGCGGCACAGGGCATTCTGCCGATCGCTCATCTCGCGCGCTTTGACCAACTGATCGCATGCACACCAGACAGGCCGCATCTTGGCACCGCAGTGTTCGGCCTGTGGCAGCACATCGCGCACGCAGCCCAGATAGATTTTCCAGGACGGGTCCGAGATCGATGTCATGACCAGCGCGACCGCGCCCGAGATCATGGTCTGCTGGGCAAGGCGGGCGTTCATGACGCTCTCCGGGATACAAATGAAACAGCGCGAGTCGTGTCCGCGCCGGAAAAGATGCCAGCCAGAACCAGCTGCGGATCTTGCGGCGGCAGATCGCCGTCGCTCCAGTCAAGGATGAATTCCTGCAGACGCGAACCAGCGCCGACTGGATCGCGCTGGCAGTGGGTCAGAAAGTCCACGACTGCCAGCCGCGCCAATTCGTCGTCATGCACCCATTCCAGCGCGCGCGCAGCAAAGCCGACTTGATCCGAGACGCGAAGCTGGCCGACGCGTGCTTTCATGGCTATGGCCGTCGCTGCCAAACCAAAGGCTATTCTCCGGTCCTGCATCATTGCACCCTCAGCTGGTGCCAGCGCTGCAGCACGGTGGTGATCGATCGGTCAAAAACTTTTGCAAGGCTGCTGACCTCGGCATAGCGGCCACGCGCCGCGATGATCTTTGCGTCTTGTTCAGCGGACCATCGCCCGTCAGTCGGCTTTGGAAGCTCGCGGCTGACGGATGCGCATGCAGGCTCATCTTGTGCAGGCCTTTGCGGCATCGGGCCGAGCAACACGCCAGCTTGTGTGCGAGCGGGATAACCGTAGCTGCGCGCCAGATCTGTGACACGCCTTTTGGTCAGGCTGACCCTTGCACCAATATCTGCGGCGCTCAGGCCATCCGCCCACATTTTACGGAACGCCCGGGTGTCTTGCAGCCGGGATGCATTGCCGGGTCGTGATGTCATCTGCAATCCTTACCCTCGATCTATCCTGAAAAGCGGGGCGCAGCACATCGGCCGCGCCCCAAGTCCAACAGGGAGGTGACGGCCCCAGCCGCCGCGATCGACCGCAAGGCGCGGTCAATTCTTGAAGAAAAGGCGCATGCGGGAATGCCGAAGCACTCGACCACATGCGCAAGGCGGGCGCGCAACGCGAGCAGCAATCGCGCACCTCTCCCGACTGGCACAGGCTTGGCCAGCGGAAAACCAATCGCGGCGGCACCCCTCCGGGAGGAGGATAGAGAGGCACCGCCGCGCCGCGCGCCAACTGGTCCGATAGCCAGCGCGTTTCCCGTGAGTGGGATCTGTGAACCTTGGGCCAGCATCACGCGGCCCTCTTTATCGGCAGCATCGAGGCCGCGAACCGCTGCGGATCTCGCAAGGCTGCGAGCGCAACCTTGTCCCCGCTGGGGCGGTGGGTGCCGTTCCACCAGTTGCAAGCCGTCTGGAACGTCACATCAAAGGCCACGGCCACCGCTTCGACATTGCGAAAGCTGTCCCGCAGGTAACCGCTCCAGAGATCTGTGAATTCCGCCCTGAACCGGTACGGGTCAAAAACTTTGTCAAAGGACTTTTGCACGGGCTGTCTCCTATCCTGAACCCGTGGAAGGTCAGGATTGGATGCAACCAGTGAAAGGACAGGACGGGGCGCGGTGGTCATGCTGCGCCCCGTTCGGTGTTTTCGGTTTGGTCATCGCGATCAATAGCAGGAGTGAACGCAAAAATTTCCGAGGGACAATCTATCCCCGCAGAGGCACACATCTCGGAGACAACGATGAACCACTTTGCAGGAAACCTCTCTTGGAAAACCGCATTGCTGACTGCCGCAGGCTTAACGCCGACTGCGGCGGCTATTTCTCGACGACCAAGGGCGTCACATATGCTCGAAACTGTGCTCATACGCGACCTTTAATTCAGAAAATCTGTATTGTCTATCCTTCATAACTTCAAAATTCACAAAATCTGTAGACGTGATATTCCAAGCTCATGGATATAAACGAAAAAGAACGTCTGGCCCGCAGACACGACGACTCTCTCAAGGCGTGTGCAGCACGACTGTCTGCCGCGCTCGCAACAACTGGCATGAAGCAAAAGCTCATTGCACAAGAGGTCGGCATAGGCGAGGCGGCTATCAGCAACGCCAAGAGTGGCCTGAACTACCCCAAGATGCCTATCATGCGATGGCTATATCGCGGCCACAGAATCGACTTTAATTTTCTGATGGCGGGCGAGTTTTCGCAGCTTCCTCTTGACGTCCAAGATCGGCTTTTCGCCGCTTTGAAAGAGCAAGATGTAGTGCATGAACCGGATCAAAAAACCAGTTGATGTTAAAGCCCACCTTGCTCGCGATAGTAGCAAAAATAAAAATATACCTATGCAACTGTACGCCCCCCCAAACTGCAACCCCAAAATAGGAACATTAGGAGAACAACATTCGCTTGTGTCAATCCTTCTAAAAATGTAATTCATTATTTCTGAATTTATACTCTTCACTATTCAGATTTTATGTATTATTGGTGCTTTCCATCACCCACCTGATGGAGAACCACATGACCAACCAAGATCCCTACCTGCTGCAACCCTCCGGGACGCGCAGCACCGGGCACGCGATCGAAGTCATCGCCAACCCGCAACGCTTCTGCAACGCGCCGCATCTACTGCAGGACGCATGGGCGCAGCTCAAGGAAGAGCGCGGCCAGCCTGTCGATTTCCGACGCATCGGACCAGCGGCCTATCTTATCGCGCCGCAGGCTGATCCGGCGCCAGCGCCGCACGAACCCGCACCGGTTCATGTCGGCATGTCAGCCGAGGCTCTGGACAGGGTCCGCCGCCGCGCGAACGTGCTGCGCTGGCTAAACAGCATGACAGGCGGGGGATCAGCGGCATGACGCAGCCAAACATCCGCATGTCCTACAGGGACGTCTTGCGCGGCAGGCAAAGGGCGCGCGTTTTTCTGGATGGCACCGAGATCCATAGGGTCGTTCTGGTCGATACCGAGATCGGCGTGCTGGTGCGCCACAAGATCGGGCCGAACGGTGCCGCCGCATTCGATCAGGAAAAGGGCCAGATCGTGATGGAGGTGCTGCAAGGCCAGATCGAGGTGCAGCTGACGCAGCTTGGCGATGCGGCATGATCCCCGCCCCCTATACCCACGCGGCCGCACTTGCCCACGCTCTGGCCCCGATGCCATGGCCGAAGCGGCTGCGCACGATCGAAGCAACGGTCATCGCGCAAGCCGGATCCTTTGTACCGGCTAATTCCGGCGGCAACTGGGGGCCGCACTATGCCGAGATCTCGCTGCTGGGGATCAGCCACACCGGCGACACCACGGAAGCGGCCGTCGCAAACTGGATTAAGGCCGCATTGCGGACAGAGAAGTTCAAGGAGGAAGCGGCGTGACTGTTGAACAATTTTCTGCCGAGCGCACTGCGCACCCTAAGGCAGCCGAACACAGGTGGGCCGTCATTTATGACCCTACACCGGGCGGAAAGCTCAACGAAGACGGAAGCAGGTCATTTGCGCTGCGCTTTCCCGTTCTGCTTTTGACCGACTATGTTGCAGAGCCAGAAAAGGTCGCAAAATCTGTTGCTTCCGCACTGAATGAAGCGCGCTTGCGGGAAGATGCATCAAAGGAGGGTGCCGCATGACCCCGCCCGACCGCGACCGCATCTATCACGACCGCATCCCCGAAGAATGGGACGAACAGCACGACGCGCAGGAATACCAAGCCAGCGAACTGCTGAGCAAGCTGGCCATCTGGTCCGCGTTTGTCGCGATACTAGTCATCGTTGGCATTTGGTGGTGGCTGCAGTGACCCGCCTCGCCCAAGCCATAGAGCAGGCCCTGCAGGATCTGCTGACCCGCAAGCGCGCCGAGCAGGCGCGGAAGGATGGAAAGTGATGACCTACCGTGCGATCGAAGTTTCCAAAGAGCAGCGGCAGATACCGGCTGACCAGCCAGCGCCGATGCTGGACTGGGTGCGGATCGACCGGATGGTGATCGACGAAACATATCAGCGCGATCTCGGGATCCGCAATTGGGCGGCAATCCGCAAGATCGCGGCCGACTTCCACTGGTCGAGGTTTTCTCCGGTATTACTGGCGCCAGTGGCCAACGGCCGCTTTGCAATTATCGACGGTCAGCACCGTACCCACGCGGCGGCAATCTGCGGGTTTGAAACGGTGCCGGCCATGATCGTACCGATCGACAGATCAGAGCAGGCCAATGCCTTCGCATGGGTGAACTCGGCCGTGACCAAGATTACACCGCATCACATTTACAAGGCCGCGCTGGCCGCGCGCGAGCCCTGGGCGGTTACGGCTTACGAGACAGTGACCGGTGCAGGCTGCCAGTTGATGACCTATAACCCATCCAGTTCGACACGGGTGCCGCGACAGATCTATTGTATTGGCCTTATTCGTGACTTGGTCAAAATGGGCTATGCGGATGCCCTAGGCGTCGGCCTGAAAGCAATCGCCACCTATGACACAATTGGCCGCGTGCCGCTCTATTCCGACTACGTGCTGCGGCCGTTCGTGACCGCGATCGCAGAGTCGCCCGACTTCATGCAGCTCGACCTTGTGGCCTTCCTGAACCGGCATGACCCGTTCAGCCTGATGAAGTTGGTCGATAAACTTTTGGCCGAGGAAAAGATCACCGGAAATTCCCGCATTCTTTATCGCAAGATGTTTGCCGTAAAGATGCGGGACATGGTTGCCGCGGTGGCCGCATGACCAGTTGGAAAGGCGAAGACCTGATCCGGGCACAGCCGAACAACGATGGCTATCGGGGGCGGCCGCCTCCACAGGGCGGCTCGATGATCATTCGGCGCACCAATGGCAAGGCCACATGCGCCGTACAGGGTTGCGACAACGTACTGGGCAGCAGCAACAGCACGGGTGTCTGTAAAGGGCACAGCCACCACATCGACTGCTGCCAGTGCGCGATCTGTGTTACCAGAAGGGGGACGCACGATGCATGAACCCTGCCCCTTTTGCCGCGCGACCGCTGACCAGCTGACCCCGTCCGGTCTGCCCGGCTGTCGCGCGATCTACTGCATCGGGTGCGGCGCTCAAGGTCCGACCGAGCGCACCACGGCGCTGGCTTGGGCCAGATGGGATGAACGGAAGGAGTGCAAGCATGAGACAAGGTGACATCTTCGCTGACATCCAGAAGCTGGTCGGTCCGGACAACTATGATTTCACCCGCGCCGAGGCGCGCGCCGATTTCGATGATGCCCTGCGGGCCGAGATTGCCAAGATTGAGGATAAGACCTTACGGCAGCATGTCGGCGAGATGTGCAAGGAATGGCGCTGGGGGCTTTATCACGCGATGCATCCAGCTGACCGGTCGAGGTGTCGGGGATGATCGACCGGTTCCGCCTGTATCTCGCGCGCCTGCTGTGTCCGGAGACACACCGCATCATCGAGATCGACTTCGAAGTCGCAGACAGGAGCGTGATCGTCTTTGATCTGATCAACGGCGGCGATGCTCTGGCAAGAGGTTGGGGCTGCGATCCGGCTATTCTCTACAACGCTGCGCGGTACATTCGGAAGGAGGCGCGGCTATGACCAGCATCACCCAGCAGTTCATCGACCTGCGCCCGCACGGCGGCTTTGATCTGATCGTCGCAGATCCGCCTTGGTCTTTCGACAACTTCAGCGCTAAGGGCGAGGCAAAGAACGCCAAGGCTCAGTATGACTGCACCCCGCTCGACTGGATCAAGTCCCTGCCCGTCCAGATCCTCGCCGCCGATGATTGCCTGTGCTTTCTCTGGGCCACCAATCCGATGCTGCCAGATGCGATGCAGGTGCTGGACGCATGGGGCTTCACCTTTAAGACGGCCGGCCACTGGGTGAAGCGGACAAAGCACGGCAAGATAGCCTTTGGCACCGGCTACATTCTACGCTGTGCGGGTGAGCCCTTCCTGATCGGCACCCGTGGCCAGCCAAAGACCACGCGCAGCACCCGCAGCGTGATCGAGGGGCCAATCCGAGAGCATAGCCGCAAGCCTGATGAGGCTTTCGCCGCGGCTGAGAAGCTGATGCCCGATGCCAAGCGGGTCGAGCTGTTCAGCCGCCAGCAGCGCGCGGGATGGACGGTCTGGGGCAATCAGGTCGACAAATTTCAGGAGGATGCAGCGTGACAGCACGTCCATTTACAGCCGAGATGCTGGCCGATCGCTGGGACTGCTCTGCCGAGACCGTGCGGCAGCTGGTACGCACAGGTCGCTTGCAAGGTTTCAGAGTCGGACGCATGATCCGGATTCCCGCGAAGTCAGTGGAGGAATACGAATGTCAGGGATCAGCATCGGACGATTGCGCGGAGGTTTCTGCGTCTACTGGACAGACAAAGATGGTGCCCGAAAGCGTTATCAGCTTAAGGCACGCACCCGAACGGAAGCGGAAGCTGAGGGCCGTGACCGATTCCTGAGGGAAACCGCCCCAACTGGCGGAATGACCGTCAAAGCCATATGGGCGGCGTATGTGGATCATCTCGGCTCGAAGCCGACAGCGGAAACCATGGGCTACACCGGCAAGGCCGTCCTTGACACTTTCGGCGACCTGCGGCCGGACCAGGTCACGATCGAGGATTGCAGAAACTACACGCGCACCAGATCGGCACAGGGCCGAAAGATCGGAAGCATTCACACCGAACTGGGACATCTGCGATCAGCTATGCGGTGGGCCGAGAAAGCCCGCCTGATAGAGCGCGCGCCTTTCATCGAGCAACCGCCCAAACCCGCCAGTGATGTTCGCCCCCTGACCGATGCGCAGATCCGCGCGCTGATCGACGGCTGCGGAGCCCCGCATATCCGACTGGCCGTGATTATGCTACTGGCCACCGGCGCCCGCGTTGGCGCAATCCTTGATCTAACGTGGAATCGTGTCGACATGGAGCGCGGCGTGATCGATCTGCGCCTTCCCGATGGTCTGACACGCAAAGGCCGCGCCGTGGTACCGATGAACCGCATGGCGCGCGCGGCGCTGGAAACGGCCTATCAGGCGCGGCTGACTGACTATGTCGTGGAGTGGGCAGGCGATCGCGTGAAGTCGATCCGGAAAGGGTACAGCGCCGCCCTAATCCGCGCGGGCCTCGAGGATGTGAACATTCACCAGATCAGGCACAGCGTAGCGGTGCGCATGCTGGCAGCTGGGCAGCCGATCGAGGCGGTCGCGCAGTTTCTCGGGCACAGCAACACGGCGATCACGTACCGGACCTATGCGCGTTTCATGCCGGAGCATCTGGCAGGAGCGGCTGAGATATTGAACTTTGACACACCGAGGAGAGCAAAATGAGCCGACTGAATCTGAAAACACTGCCTGTCATTGATCGAGGCATCGCAGACCTTGAAACTCTTGAGGCCGAGTTTGCTATGGCCAGCAAAAGGGTAGCTCAGGCCATCAAGCGTCGCGATGAAATCATGCAGCCACTTAAGGTGCTGATGCGCACAAAGGCGATCAGCGATCTAAATAAGCGCGGGATCAATCTGGCCGAAACCATCGTGATCGTTAGCCAGAAGTCTTGGCTTAGCGGCGAGTGGGAATACAGGAAAGCCATCGTGATGGATGTGACTGTGGAGGAAAGATGGGATCATGACGAAGACGTCTACGATCCCGCGCTGTTAAGGCCTGAAATTACTTACGATTTCGCGGCCGTCAAGAAAGATGGAAGCCCGTCCAAAGGCAATTCCGGCATAAATTGCACAGCCACAATCGAAAGAATTGCCTAA